CCCTTCCCAGTGCGCAACTCCCAAGGCCAGACCACCCAGCGGTTTTCCAGCGTCAGCGGGTACAGGGCGCGCGGCAGGTTCGCCAGATCAGCATTGTAGGTTCGCGGCTTTTCCACTGTCATCGCCTTGCATAGATCTTCCGCAGCCAACTTGCCTGTCTTTCGCTAAGCGGGCCGCCGTGCACGGTCCGCCGGCACATATCCTCGACAAACTTCTGCTCGTGCTCGTCTCGGGCCTTGCGTTGATTCCGGCAGTGGCATGCGATTTCGTGCCAGCTCGGCACGGTATCCATGGTGTGGAAACTAGCTGCCTGACCGGCCTCAAATCCGGCGTCATACAGCTTGCGCATTGCCGCTTCGGAAATGCCGCCGCCGGATTTCTCGATCACCTCGGCAAGCGTATTGAAGTTGCCGCCGGCACCCTGCAGGGTGCGACGCAGCGCATGCACCGCGGCGAGCACCTCGCCGTCGTGCTCGGACGACAGCAGCCGGATGAGCATGGAGATCTTTTCTTCCTTGGTTGTTTTGGTTTTGATCATGCCGCCCAGCACCTCTCGCGGTGTGAGCACATCCGGCAGCGCCAATCGGTCGGGTCAGCGGTGAAGCGCGGCAGCAGCTGGCCGGCGCGGGTCGCCTCGATGACCATGACGGCACGGTCCGACCAAGCCTGGGCGCGCACGGCGTCGAACGGCACCAGGATGTGCAGCCGCTCGCAGGTGTCGGCGTTGAGGGCGGTGAATAGCGCCGGATTGGTGACGTTCAAATAGGCCTGGTAGATCGCGACCTGGGCGGCATATTCGGGATAGGCCTGCAACAGTCCGTCGCGCTCGAGCTTGCGCCAGCCTTTGGCACCCAGCGCCTTGTGCTCCCAGAGCGCAGGATATTCGATCGGCGCCGGTCCGGCCGTGATCAGACCGTCAGCGTGACCGCGAAACAGCCCGTCAACCGCCGTGAAGGCCAGCGCCGCCGTGGACGGATGGAACTTGAATCCAGCCCGCTTGAGATATTCGCGGCTCTGCGCCTCGAAGAAGTGCCCGCGATCGAAGATGCTCAGCGTGCGGGCCGGGAATTCCGGCCGGACCATCCAGTTATATTGAACCTTCCGGGCGCACTCGCCGCCCACAATACTGGCGCCCAGATACAGACGCGGCTCCTCCTCGCGCGTAGCGGTCCGCTCGATCAGGTCGTTGATCGTGACGCTGATCGCCTCCTCGGCCAGGTGCTTGCGGTTGAAATCCAACATGTTCAGAACGGGATTTCATCGTTAAGTTCATCCGGCGCCAGCAGCGGGCCGCCCGCTGCCGCATTGGCCTGGCGCGCGATGCTGCCGGGGCCCGACTTCCGGGTGATGCCGCCGCCCAGGTCGCGCCCGATCAGGGCCTTGCGAATGAGGGTGAGCGCCTTCACCAGGAAATCGATCATGGTCTCGCGCGGCCAATCCTTGAGCGGCAGCGACCAGTCCACTCCGGCCGTGTCGGCGAGCTCAGGCAGGATGTGGGTGATGGTACCGGCGTCCCAGGGATTGGAGTCGAGCCCGGTCAGCCTGACGGCCTGCTCGATCGCCATGCCCTCGGCCGTCGCCTGCTCCGCCCGGGTGCTAATCCAGCCAAAGAGAATCGCGGCCACAAACCAACCGAACTCGGTGTCCGACAGGCGCCCGATCGGCGTGCCCGGCGGCACCACCTTGTCCGTAATCATCTTGCGCGCGGCCGAGATCGCTGCAGCGGTCGCGCGCGCCTGCCAGTCTTCTTCGGTCATCAGCGCCCCCAGTTCGGCCGCGCGATCATAGCGCCGCTCGGCGTTCCACTCGGGGTCGTCCCGCTTGGGGTCGAACCACCCGGGGTGCCGCCCGGCGGCTTCTGCCAGGCCTTGTGGTCCGGCGTAATGGCTTCGAGCAGCTTGTTCTTGTCGGGGTAGGTGCCGCCTTCGGGACGCGCGCCGCCGCGCTCCACGCCGATCTTCCCGATGAAGGAGAGGCCATCGAAGTCGCCGTAGGTCTCGGTGCAGCGCGCCTGGCGGGCGGCGTCGCTGGTGTCGCTCGGCCGGATGCCGCGCGCCGACTCCAAGATGGCGCAGATCTTGGCCTGATTGCTTTCCGCCATCTGCTGCTGACCATCGGTCGTGCCGCTGGTCAGGATCAAGTCCCAGAGCTTCCTCTTGTCGCAGGGTCCGCCGATCACGGTGAGCTCGCAATCGAGCGCTTCCGAATCGCCGTTCTTCGAGCGCTTCAGCCAGCCACCGGGACCGGCGCCGCCGGGCCGGACCTTGATCTGCAGCACGGCGATCGTGCCGTTCGGGATCAGGTCGGTCGACCTTTGCTTGCCCGTATAGCTATTGAAATCCATCGTCATGAGGTTTTCTCCATGGTTGCTTGAGGGGTTTGGTAGGTCAGAGCCTTGCGCTCAATCGGCGCCGAAAGCTTCGCCAGCAGCTCGCCCAGGTGCGGCTTCTCCAGGAGGTCGAGCTTTCCGCTGCGGTCCCCGGCCGGGAAACCCCAGGGATTGGCACCGCACACGAATGCGCGCACCGGCGCCTGGCCGTCGCCGAGGTCGACGAAGTTCATGGTGATGATCTGGTCGACTATGCCGGGTAGTTCGCGGCCGGTTTTCTGGCCTTCGATCTGAAGTACCCACTCGCGGTGACGAAATTCGTCGACGACGGATTCGAGGATGCAGACGAAAATCACGTTCTTCCCGCGCGCATGCTGCAAGTGCGTGAGCCAGCCGATCATCTCGCGTGCGTGCAGTCCGTAAGCGCCGCGCATGTCCTTCTTGCCGGTGCGCTCGGATATCGCCTCGGGTTGCTGCTCCGCCCAGCCGAAGCACAGCCGCGCCGCGACCGTGATAGAGTCGACGAAATAAGTGTTGATCCGCTCCAACCCCATGCCGTCGAATTCCGCACGAATAGCTTGATAGTGCGCCTCGCTGTAAGCAGCGGTCGGCGGCAGCGCCGGATTGGGCCCCGTCAGGTAACAAGCGAGATTTCGGCAGTCATCCCACGTGGCGGGACGTAAAGTCGCGACTGGCACATCCATCACGGCCTGGTCACCGGCCTCAAGATCGACGAAGAGGACGCCGTCCGGGTCGGGGAGAGTGCGGAGCTGGTCCGTCTTGCCGACCTTGTAGGGGCCGGCGAGCAGGATTTTGGCGCCGTTCTTTTCGCGCAGGCGTTCGTCGGCTGAGATGATCTTCATGGTGGTGCTTCCCAGCGGCATGGCATGCACAATCCAAGGATGTCATCGGCTGTGATCAGGATTGGTGATCTTCCGCCGCCACAATCGAGCTTGACGGTCTCGGCTTCGTGCGCGCCGAGCACGTCGTTCAGGAAATTGATGGACGCCGCAACCCGGCATTCGCCGGTCACCACGCTGCCCTTGAGCAGGTCGTTGGCGGCCTCGATGTCGGTCGTGAGACAGAGCCTGAGCTCAGCGTCGCCGCCCCAAGTGAGGCCGACGACCGCCGCCACGTTCTTGGCGTGGGCGGCGACGGCATCGACGCGCGCCAGGGCACCCATCAGATCCAGCCGGTCAACCTCGATCGTGTGACCGCTCGGACTGGGGATGACCCGGGCGTAGTCGGGAAATGCTCCGTCGATCAGCTTGGTGCCGAAGTGGAACGGCCCCGCCGCCACCTCGAAGCGCTTGTCGTCGACTTTGACCTTGAACGGGGCGTACTTCGCCAAGCGGCCGATCTCGACGACGGCGGCGCGCGGGATGATCACGCCACGCCATATGCCGCCCCCGGCCGTGCCGGCCGGCATTGCGATCGACGTCTTGATGAGGTTGAACCCATTGGTGGCGCAGGTAACGAGCTGACCGCCGGCCTGGCACAAGTAGATGCCGTTGAGGTAGTAGCGGGTGGCCTCGGTCGAGATCGCCGGCAACGGGACCACGAACAGGCGCCGCACCGCCTCAGCCTCGAGCTCGAGCTCGGCGGCGCCGACCACTGTGAGCGGCGCGGGAAAGTCCGCTGCCGGCAAGGTCGCGAGCTTGTACCGGGAGCGCCCGGACCTGATCACGAACGCATTGTCAGCCGTCTCGACCTTCACGTCGCCGTCGATGCCGGCCAGGAGCCTGGTGAGCCGCTCGCCCGGCACCGTGATGCTGTCGGACTGGGCCACCTCGGCGGGGCAGGTGACCGTCAAGGATTGGTCGAGGTCGTGACCGGTGATCGCCACCGCGCCCTCGGAGGCGGTCACCAACACATTGCCGAGCAGCGGAATCTGGCACTTCGTATCGATGACGCGGCTGGCGGCGCCACAGGCGGCGGCCAGGTCGGCGGCTTTGGCTTGGAATTTCATCCTTCGCGCTCCCAGGAAATACGCCGCAGTTCGGTCGGCCCCTTCCAGGCGCGGTCCCAGGCGAACCAGGCGAATGCGATCCCGGAAGTGGCTTTGCGGCCGGTCCAGTTCTGCCGGTGCATCATTGGGAGGCGCGCCCGGAAAACATGGACGCGGACGAGGCCGCAGCCTTCCAGGATTGCCGCCCTCCTCTCGGTCTCCAGGAACGCCAAACGCAAAAGCATCAACACGCGGGGGCGCGGGCTCAGCGCATGGGCGACGAATTGGTGGGCGAGCTTGAAGGGGGGATTGGTGACGATGCAGTCGGCCAGCGCGGCCCGCTCCAGCAGGAAGTCGACCGCGGCCGTACTGTCCGGGCAGTCGTAGGCGTTGAGGTCGGTCGCAACGACGTTGTGCCCCGCGGCGCGCAGCACCTTGACGACGGCGCCCGTACCGCAAGCCGGCTCCCAGATCCGGTGCGGCAATTGCTCGACCCGCAGCAACGCCTCGACCGCGACCGACGGCGTTTCATACACATCGTCGCCGCGATCGCGGAGGCTGTGGCGCTGGACCTGGCAGGAATGATCGAGCATCTACGACCTCGGCAATTTCGGGCGGGTCGTTTCAACCTCGAACGGCCGGTCGCCGCAGTCGGCGCAGGTGAGCCTGATCGTGCCCTCGGCGTCGTGGTCGACGTCATAGGGTCGGAACATGCGGCCGCACTTGCTGCAGGGGATGTCCCGGATGCGGATGGCGTGGAGGATCATGACACGGCCCCCGCGGAGGTGGCCGCCAGCGCCGGGCGGTGCTTCCGGGCGGGGTCGGGCTTGAACTCAATCGGCGGCTCGACCGGAGAGGGGGAAAAGGCCTTCCACGGGGCGAGATGGATGCAGCCCCGATCCGGCTCCTTGACGGTCAGGCCGGCCGCCACCCCGATCCGGGCCCGGATGCAAATCCGGCCAGGATTGGCGGCACGGACCACGACGGCAATGCGGTCGGGATCGTGACCCTCCTCGATCAGCGCCCGGGCAACGTCGAGAAAAGGCTGTCGGATGGCGGCAACGAGGACCCGGCCATCGAGGAGTGCGTCGAAGTGGGCGACAATCCGGTTGCCGTCCCGATCGAGCGCCGGGACCGCAGTGATGATCAGTTGCGCCGAAGCGCCAGAAGGAATATGTCGAGCTTGCATCACAGTCGTCTTTCTGTGTTGTGCGCCTGCCAGGGCGCGCGGTTGATCAGGAACAAAAAACGCCCGGGGCTTTGCGGCTCCGGGCGCGCGCGTTTCAGGCGGCCGGCGGCAAGTCGTCGCCGAACAACTTCACGATTTCGGCTTCCTCGATGAAGGCGCCGTAGACCTTCTTGACCACCGCCGGATCGACGGGACCCGGGTCACGCCCGCCGTCCATCGCGCCGATGATCGTCTCGAACGCCGCGGACATATCCTCGGGCGCGCTATGGAGCGCGATGTCGATGTGCTCCAACAAGTTGTCTCGCGTGTCGCCCGGCTGGAAGGCGGAGGCGACGTAATAGGCTTCGAGCAGTGCCAGTCTGTAGTCGACGCTGTCGCTGCGGGCTCCGTCGATGTGCCGCTTCGCGTTGACGAACACCATCGACAATGGACCGAAGTTGTGGTCGAAAATCAATTTCATGTCCTCCATATCGGAGAATTCCTGCCACTTCTCCGGCGATCGCTCGATCGTGGTGATAGCGTAGGCGAGTGCCTTCGCCACGATGTAGCCGTCGCGACCGGTGATGCTTTCTTCTTTCCGCTTGGGGCGGTTTGACTTGTTAGGTGACACGGTGATATTCATGTGGCTTCTCACCTTTGTTAGTCGAGCATCCTGGCGCCGCCTCCTTCGAAAGAATTGGCGCCGGGGCTCGGGGAAGCCACCGATTTCTGGTCCGGCACGGTGGCGGAGCCGGTCACCCCCGACGCCAATCAGTCATCGAGTCCCAAAATCCGATGCCAGGGCGCGCGGGGGACGATCTTCAGGCTGCCGAATTCGATGGTTGGAATTTGCTTGTTCTTGGCCGCCTCGTAGGAAGCGCCCCGACTTAGGCCGATCATCGCCCCCGCTTCCGGAACGGTGTAGCCGTGAGTGCCCCGCTTAGACGGGCGGCGCTCCGTGCCCTTCGGCTGGGTTTTTGTCATTGCTTACCGCTCTCTGTGCGCTGTATTACAAAACGTAAGCGACGGCTCTCCTTGGTGCGGTTTTAGACTTGACTGTCCTGCCTCGTCAACTTACGTTAGGTAAGACAAAATAGGGGTGGCGATGGCCGGACCGAGATCAAGACAGAAGCGACGCCGTGCCCCCCGGGGGCTAGGCAAATCCGAGGTCATGAACTTCAGGGTTAAGCCGGAGACAAAGGAGCTTCTGAAAAAGGCTGCAGAGGCAAGCGGTAGCACCGTATCAGCGGAAATTGAGCATCAGCTGGAGCGTGCGTTGTTCGATATGCCCCCGGGGCCGGCGCATGCGCTCTTCCGAGGCCTAACTTCGGCGATCGATACCCTGATCAGAACGCATAACTCGCCACGTCTAGAGCAATGGCTTAACGATCCCGTGCAGTTCGATCGAGTTGTTCGAGCTTTTACCGCGGCTTTGGAGATGTTCCGTCCTGAGGGGCCTGTCTCCGAAGCTGAAGAAGATATTGATAATGTGAGGGGCCGCTATGTGGTTCGGGGGTTGTTTGACGAAATCCTGCGAGTAGGCCCGTCAAGCAAACAGCCATTGCGACAACGCAGATTGGCTGTGCTGAAGAAGGACCTTGACGAGGTCGCGACCCGGCCAAGGGTGCAGGAGCTCATTTCGCTGGCGCAACAAGCACAAAATAATCCGGAAGATACGAATGCTGCAAAGGCATATTGGCGGTTGACCGCAGAATATCTCAATGTACTGAGAGCGGAAAATCTAACGCCTGGGCGGCCGGTGATCGATTCACCTGCATTGACCACTAATCCGTCATCCGAGGAAAAGTAAAATGCGCGGCCACATCCGTCGACGCGGCGTGAATAGTTGGCAATTAAAATTCGATGCGGGGGTCGATCCGGCTAAAGGACGGAGACTGACGCGATTTCACACCTTTCGCGGTACGAAGCGTGAAGCGCAAAACAAACTGGCGGAGCTGATCACTTCGGTAGGGAAGGGGGACTACGTCGAGCCGAGCAAGACGACAGTGGCCGAGTTTGTCCGCGCGCGGGTCGACGCGTGGGAGGCCGGGGGTGACATTTCAGCTCGGACAGCGCAGCGCTATCGGCAGTTGGTTGAAAATCAGGTCGTGCCGTACATCGGCGCGAAGCTAATCCAAAAGCTCCGACCACTCGATATCGAGGAATGGCACGCAACGTTGCGGGCAAGCGGTCGGGTGCGCGGCCAGGGTGGAATTGCTGCCCGCACGATCGGCCATGCCCACCGCGTGCTGAGCAAGGCGCTTAAGAGTGCCGCGAAAAATGAATTGGTCACCCGCAACGTCGCCAAGGATGAAGCGCCTCCCAGGGTCGTCGACGGCGATATGGTTATCGTCCAAGACGTGCCCAGCCTCGTGGTCAAGCTTCCAACGGCTCGTCGCCTTCACGTTCCTGCCATGGTGGCGTTGTTTACCGGTATGCGTTTGGGCGAGGTGTTGGCACTTCGTAGAAACCGCATCAATCTAGGAAGCAAGTTCGTTCAGGTCCGCGAAGCACTAGAGCAGACCAAGGGTCACGGCACTCGATTCAAACCGCCGAAATCAAGGGCGGGCCGTCGCGATATTACGCTGCCCGATATCCTCGTTGACATCCTTCGGGAGCACCTCAAAGGTCAGCTTGAGCTGTGGATGCAGCTTGGTTCTGGACGGCCGCCAGAGGACGCGCTCTTGTTCGCGGGGATCGATGGCGAGCCGCCATCGCCCAACGCTGCCTCGGCGGCATGGGCTGATTTTGCTGAGAGCATCGGGATGCCGGAGGTGACTTTTCATGCTTTGCGGCATACACATGCCAGCCAACTTATTGATGAGGGTGTGGACATCGTCACCATCAGCAAGCGGCTTGGACATTCCAAGCCTGACATCACCTTGCGCATTTATGCTCATCTTTTCAAAAAGGACGACGGCAAGGCAGCCGCCGCGATCAACACGGCCTTGAATCGCTAGGGTGCCAATCCGGTGACAATTTTCGTGATTTGTTCTTTTGGGGCTGGGGTTAAGTGATTGATTTTCTTGGTTTGGAAGGGTGGCCGAGTGGTTTAAGGCAGCGGTCTTGAAAACCGCCGGGGGGTTTACGCTCCCTCGTGGGTTCGAATCCCACCCCTTCCGCCAGAATGCTGTTCGCCGCCGTTCGCGATCGTACGCCGAGAGCCTCACAAACCATTGTAAACAGGGCACAATTCGCTATATTGCGGGTCGCGGCCGTTCGTGGCCGGACAGAAAAATCCCAAGCATCGTCAGCAATGGGAAAACACGCTCAAGACCTACGCATCGCCCCGTGCTCGGTGCGCTGCCGGTGGCGGCAATCGACACCGCCCTGGTGATAAGGTCGCCCGAAACTTCCTGGCCGCGGTTCAACTCGTCGCTCTCATCGCCTATTGGATCAATTGAGTCTGGACCCTACCCTCGTCAAGGGTGACGCATGCTTCTTACCCCGAGTCACCTTCTACTGGAGGTATTATCCGAGCCGCTTTCATGAGTGCCCTTAACTGAAGAGAAAGGCCCTTTCCCGTGATGTGATTGGCCAAATAACCTTCCGACCTGAGCCGCTTTCGGATCTAATCGACGCTTCCGAAATGCCCGGTCTTCGCCAGTTGGAAAGCGCGCTCCAACTCGGTCGGACGGTCACTCATGGCTCTCGGGCTGCCGCCCCCGTGATCCGGCATACGCAGCGGTCGCTCTCCAAACTTCGATGTCGGCTCTGTCATTAAGCCGTTCCGCTTTCTTGATGGCTTAACTGTCGCTGTCGCACATGACAACACCCGGTGGGCCGTCGAAATGGTTATCCTTGTTCTAGCGCGGCCGTCATAGTAGGTCTCGTAGCAGTCCTGGCCCGTAAAGCGAGCTGATGCCAACACGTGATTGAGCCCGTGCTCCCAAGCGCCGATGATCGATGATGCCCAAGAAAGAGTACCGCTGGCGAACCTACCACCCTAACAACACGCGGATTGAATTCTTGGGAAGCGTTTCGGCCGTCGGAGATCAGGAAGCCATCAAGAAAGCAATCTTTGAGCCGAAAATCAAAGACCCTCAGACGCAGAAGCGTCTCGTGGCGCTGAGGCAGGGTTAGATTAGGCCATCACGCCTTCCGCCGGGCATTTACCTTTTTTGACGTGTTGAGCCAAGCTGTCCAGCAGCACCGCAACGTGCTCCCCTCGTACGCCGGCAAGGAAAAGCCCCGGGCCGCGAGGGCGTGTCTTGCCTATGGCCACGTATGGTCTGGAAGGTTCACCACGATCGGCGTGGAGGTGCTCCTCACGACCACCCAATGAAAAGGCTCGGAATCCGACGGGTTGATCTCCATGTGCGGTAGAAAGGCAGGTACATGGATGAAATCGCCGGCTTTCGCGCGCGCAGCGTATTCGCCCCTCGCGCCCCAGCGGACTTCGCAGACGCCCGACAAAACATAGGCGATGGTCTGTTGCTCTCCATGATGATGGACACCCGTACGGGCTCCCGGCTTGACCGCGAACAATCCACCCCAAAGCACCGATTGGATCCCGAGCTGCGGCGCGACCGCGGCTAGGCGCACGGAGCCCGGCGTCTGTGCCGTTCCGGGGTCGAATTCGGCCGGGCTGACAATGCGAACTGGGGGATACTCGGTCACCTTGGCCATGAATGGCTCCTGGCCGATAATGGCGAGCGGCCTCACCCGGACTTCAGAGACGCTAGCGCACCTTGCAAGCGCCGCGGGAAATCGAATTCAAGCGATGACCTGCCGCACACCGGCGAATTTCAGCAGGCGACGGTCGGGCCGAAGCATACAGATCGCCCGACGGGCGACGAACGTCTCGCTGTGCTTGATCCTGTTTTTGAATGGCTGCCCCTTGAGCGCCTAGGCCCCGCGCGACTGCCGGATGGGCGAATCCGGCCATCAAGGCGACCAAAGCTGTAAATACTTTCACAACCGGTG